TCGCCTGTAAGCGTACCAAAATTTGTTAAAGCCATGATGGCCTCCTATTAAGTTGACAAAAAAGTATGCGGCACACGCCGCCTTATCAGCCGACTTAAAGGAGCGGCTAATCCGTATCTCCGTATCGTGGAGCGACGAACTAGCGCTGATTTACGAGGGGCGACCTCGACAGGTTTAACGCCTTTTGTAGGCGAGGGTTACGTTTTTTACGGCTACGGGCCGACCCCATATCGTAGGGGTATACGTATAAATCATATTAGTACAGCTAATATATTAATGCAACAATTATTCGTAGTGACATGATAAGGCCCGAGGTACTAACTCGAGCCTTACATGGGCCTTATAAAATATCGCCTCTTAGCCGTTTTAACGTCGCTTCTGGCAGAGCATCGAACTCTTCTTCTGTCATTGAAGAGAGATCCATTGCTTTTTCACCGTGATGCGCAGAGCTTTCGCCTGGAAGTTCAGGGGGTTGTGCGTCTGCAGCTTTTAATTTCCTACTAACTTGTGCACGCTTTTTAGCTAGTTCATCAGTCTTTTTAGCTTTACCTGCTAAACTAGGTACTTCATCGACTGTTTGATCTAAATCGTGGTCTTTAACAACATATTTCACAGCTTTTGACAGCGCGTCCACGGCTTCGTATCCCTTCATGATGAATGCATCACGCAGTTCAACAACTTCGTTGGTCATATCTTGATTAAACTCTTCTGAGTCATTATCAAATACCGGATAAGCTTCTTCCATAGCATTGGCGGCTTGTTGCAAAGCAGTCATCTGTCGATCTTGGCTAACTGTTTGAGACATTTCTTGTCTCATTTCGTATTCAAGCTGCTCTCTTTCTGCTTTTCTAATTTCTCTTCTAAGCGCAACCGCTTTTTCTGTCTCACCATCCAAGACCATGTTTTGGTACTCAACTTCTTTTGCGTCAAAATCATACGACTCGGGCGCTTCGTCTGCTTTTTCATTGGCTGCATTTATCTCATCAAGTTGTTTCTGTAGTGCTTTTTGCTTTGCAAGCACCTCATCTAGCCGCGCTTTGGGAACCATTGGCTTCTTAGTGGGTTTTTCATCCGCTATAGACTCAGGTTCAGGTTCGGCTTCAGCTTCAGCTTCAGCTTCAGCTTCAGGTTCGGCTTCCTCTTCTTCTAACTCAGCAGCTTCTTCCTCTGATTCTGTTTCTTCTTCTGTACTTTGTTCATCTTTAGAAACAGTTTCTTCTTCGGTTTCTGGCTCTTCTGCTAAGGCTTCTTGGACCTCAGCGAAACTAAGGTCTAACTGCTCAGTACTTTCCTCTTCTGGGAGGTCTGCACCTGGCATTACGGCGTACTCTATTTCTTTGTCTTCTGTTTTATCTTTTTGCTTACTCATTTAAGAACTCCTATTGTTCCTTGGGGGGTTGGGTGCTATTTCTAGCTTGTTGCATAGCGGTAGTTGCTATTTTTGTAGCGGCACTAGTTTCTGCTTGGCCTTGGCGTATTTGATTAGTCTCTGCAGACAGTTCTCTCCTCAAGGCAAGCTGCTCTTGGTTCATTTGTAGCTTGGCTTGTAGCTCTTGCATTCTTAGCTGCGGAGTAATCTCGGAATGCTCTTGGACTTTAGCTATGTTGACGGCTGCTTCAGATTGAATCTTTCTGACTTCTGCTTCTAGCTTCGCAATTTCAAGCTGCAGCTGCTGCATTGCAACTTGCTGTTGCGCCGCTTGTGCTTCTGCTTGCTCAGGGGTAGGTGGTTCTTGCCCAGTCATCACACGGATGCGCTTGGCTAGCTCACCTTTCTTAGCGAGATGGCTGTACTCAACGATTGCGTCATCAGGGACCGCTACACCAACTTGACGTAAACTAATGGCCTCGGCAAATTGAACTTCATCGAAGCTATCTCTAGCGGGGGCGGTCGCTACAATTATGTCGTACTCACCGACCATAAGATTATTTATTATTTCACCCTCGGGTGTTGTTTGGTTAATAATCATAGGTTCACGAGGTTTTAATGGGTCTTCTTCGTTAGTAACTTGTATAACACGCTGCTCTGTATAAAAAGTCTGTACAAGATTCAGAATCTTCTCAGCCAAGTACTGTCGAGACTTACGCAGATTGTCCAAGGGGACTTGGATCATTACAGCACCGCGATTCTGTTTAGCCTGAATAGCAACACCTGATACTTCTGCGCTATCCGTACCTAACATAGAGTCATTGACGCCAGATATAGTCTTAATATTCAAAGCCGCCTTCTGAGCAATGCGATCTAACCCTGTTGGGATCTGGTTAGCTCCAATCTTCTGTGGGGGTGTAGTGCCACGAGCATACTCAAGTACAAGACCTGTTTCTGCTCCATGTTCCTCAAGGTCATCTGCAGTCATACCAACTAATGATCCACTCTCTACCATCCACCCACTATTAGCTGTGGTATTAACTATATGCAGCTCTTGAGAGGCTATTTTGTTTAGCTGCTCTTGTGGTGAAAGTAAATTACGAACTACACCGAAAGGGCGGCCCCGTCGGAAGTAACAGAAGAAGGGGACAATAGTGAGCTGGCTATAGGGAGACCAATCGTCATGCAATACAACTTGATCACAGGTAACAGTCCAACGAACCTTTCGTATGACTTTACTAATTACTGATAAGCTGTGCTTCTTTGCAAACTTCTTAACTTTAGCATCAGACCATATGTCGGGTGCTTGGCGCTGGTCACCTGTATCAGGATCAACAAAAAAATCACAGCGTGTGAGCTTCTTATGCTGGCGCTCTACGACACGTAGAGCTTTTACATTTCTATACTCTTCATCTCCTGGTACGCCCGCGCCAAAATGATCATCATTATTCTCAGTGTCTCCAAACCGCGTCTCCTGATATTCCACAGAGTCTGGACCAAAACTCATACCATTCTCTGCAACAAACAATAGGCGCTCAGCCTTTTGCTTACCATATAATTCTTCAATCTCATCGAGAGTCATCCACTTAGTTTCGAATACCTCGTTCCAAGTTTTAGGGTCAGCATCCTTTGCATCTGGATCAATGAGTACGTCTAATGGGTCTTTAGCCGTGATACGAACTTCCCCTTCAACATGGTCTGAGAAGTCCATACGGACATCAAAAAACCCGCGGCCATCCATAATCAAGCCATCGGAGAACACTTGCTGCTCAACCCAATCCAGCTTGTTACTGTCGGCTATTTGCATGTACAGCTTATTTAATGTCTGAGCTACAGCCTCATCACCACCTCTTCGTGGTTTGAACTGAATATCAGCTCTTCGTGTGGACTGTTCACCTAGGATTGTATTGACAGTAGGTAAAATAGTATTAATGGTTAGGGCAGGGCGGCCTTCAGCTTCAAGAGCGGCTTGATCTTCTGCGTCCCACTGCTCACCTTGATAATATTCATCACATTTCTGTGCCATATAGACGTAGTCTAAATGCCCATTATCTCTAGCCCTTTCATACCGAGCCCACTGGGTGCGTGTAATTTCTTCTTCTTTCGCAGGGTTTATCTTCGTTGATTTAGCCATTTTTATGCGCTCATTGCCGATTTGGTTCGTTCACCTTTTAGTAATCCAGGAAGTTTGTCTCGCCAGGTTGGGACATGTTCAACCTTTTCTACAAAGGTACTGAACTCAGTCATCATCAAACCAATCCAAGCAATAGCATCTACCTGATCGTCGTGTACCCCATTAGGAAAGCGTAATAACTCTGCTACCAAAGGGCCTGTAAATTGTTCATCTTTAGGCATAAATACCATGCCTTGTTGCATCCGACCTTGGATTGCTCTAGCTCGCGCCTCCTTATCTCTACGACCTGTTTTGAGGTCTTTGAAATATGCTTCATATAACCCTCGTTCACGAACACGCTTCTCGAGGAACGGTCCGAGGGCCATCTCAATATGACCTTTCTCAATACCTATGATTGATGGTTTCCAAACCTCATATAGGTCTAGTATCTGTTCTACTAGTTCAAAGCCATCAAACCGACCACGAACCATATCAACCACATACATCTCATCCTTCTCACTCACACCTACAACAATACCTACGGTGTAGTCATTCCTATCGTTCTTACCAATCGCCAAATCCCATGCGCAGTAGAACTTCATGCGGTCGTGATCAATATCTTCTCGATCATAGTACTGAATCATGCTTCTGGTGAAATAGTCACCATCATCAGCCACTGGGTTTTGTTGGTACAGTGCTGACCAGTCTCGCGGCCCAACCGCTTTTTCAATTCTTCTTAGAGCTTCTTCGTTATACCGTTCACGGTGTAATGCTTCTCCTTGGCTACGGAACTCTTCGTCAACTTCTGCGACTGCTGGGTAGTTAACAACTTCCCATTGTTCTCCATTATCAGCTGCTGCTTTAAGTAGCCGTCCAGCAAGATCATCGTCATGCCAGCGAGTGAGAATAACGAGTATGCCACCACCAGGAGCAAGGCGGGTATACGCCGTCGAGGTATACCAGTCCCAAGTACTTTCTCTAGCATTTGATGATTCAGCATCGTCACGGTTCTTTACCGGATCGTCGATAACGAGGATATGAGCCCCTTTACCAGTAATACCACCGCCCACACCAGCAGCAACAAAACCACCCCCACTAGTTGTAAGCCATGCTTCAGCTGACTGCGACTGTGGATCAAGGCGGGTTTTGAAAGCTGATTTAAAGCCTTCTTCACGTAAGAGCCCACGGACTTTACGACTGAACGCCATTGCGAGCGAACCCGAGTAACTACAGCTGATAAATTCGTGTTCTGGATTTCTACCCAAGTGCCAAGCTGGGAATGCCACTGATGCAAGCGTGCTTTTACCATGTCTGGGTGGCATAAAGAGCATAAGTCTTGGAGACTTTTTTTCAGCGACATCTCTTGAAAATTCCTCTAATCGTTTACATATATCTTTGTGTACCCAACCTGCTTGGTAATCAGGGTTAAACCGTTCTACAAAGGGTAATAATCTTTTCCTTGTTAAGAACCGTAAAGCAAGTTCCGCGCGCGCTTTCTCTTCTAATGTTTCTTCCTTCGTGGGCTCCGGTTCGGGAGCCGTGGGCTGCGGTTCTTGCTCCGCGATGTCCGCTTTGCAGTAAACACAGAGTCGATCATCTCCTGAATAAAGGGTTTCAGGGTGCGTCGCTTTACAGCGTATGCATTCGACCTTGTTAACTTCTGTCATATATTAATAGGACTTTGCCTTCGGCTTAGCTTTAGCCTTTTTCTTCGGCTTAGCTTTAGCCTTCTTCTTAGCAGCGTTAGCCTTCTTTAACCTTGCAACTTGAGCTGCAGCTTGCTTTTCGCTGTGTGGAAATTCAGTGCTTCTACCCATAATTAATCACTCTTTGGTTCTAAATAGTTAATATCTTTACCTGCAATCTTCAACAGGTCCTCATCAGACATGCGTTCTAGCTGTTTCGTACCATTTATATTAATATTTACTTGCGTTGCATTGTCTGGAGCAGCCAAACCGTGCAGTTTGACTAGGGAATCGGTGGTGTTTTTCATTTCGGTGGCGTTAGCGGAGGAGTTATAGGCTTCCATGTACATAAGATGGGCGTTTTGGTTGGTAAACTTCACCGTTTCACGCATTTCTTCTCGATAATAGTCGAGCGCTTTCTGTACACCTTCTACTTTTGCAGCGGCATAAGCTGCCTGGGGGGAAGAGTACCCCGCACCACGACCCGCGGCGGCTGTACTCATACCTGAAGCCATGAGCGTGACCAGTTTTTCTTGCTGCATGGTCAGTGATCCACGGCTTATGCCCATATACGGCATATGCGATTGGAACTCAGTATGCTCACTGACTAGATCAGTGAACGGTGTTGCTAGCTGTGTCTGTGCCATTGGTGTCTTCGTCATAATCCAGATACACAAAAGTAGGCGCGCCATCAAATTCTGTTGATGTCACCTCTTTTATCCAATCTTCAGCGCGTTCTTTCGTATAACCATGATCCATAAGAATTTCAACGGCTTTATCATAGTCATAAGCAAGCACTTCGCGCGTTCCACGAACTGTTGTTCCAATAATAGCGGCGTCTAAACCGTCAATCGCAACTACTTCTACTTGATGCATGGTACATATTAGCGTTACTAATAACTAATCACAAGAAAAATCGTTAATTGTCTTTACCCACCAGTAAAACATGTCTTCTGGAAGGGTGTGTTTCATCAAATTAATACGATATGCCACTAGTTGGACATTTTCGAAGGAGTAACTCTTGGTATTACTAATACGGTCTATTGACGCATTGAAGTCTTTCCTTCCTGACCCATCTTTATGATGCGTTAAGAACACACCTGACACGGCGCATCGTCCTTTTTGCAGCTCCCACATGCGCGGGAGATCAGCGTTCACGAGTTCCCAACTATGGTCCTGGGCTCGTGCTCCGCGCTTCACGGCTGATTTAGCATTAATAAAGAGGGCGTTTAGATAAGATTCGTAGCTAGCGGATTCTTTCTTCTGGCGTTCGTGTGTACGACAGTTGGCGCATTCTTTTCGACCGTCGTCTATATTTACTTGGTTCTCGTCCCTTTTACATTTTATACAAACACGCAGTTCCGTCATGGATATGGAGATTAGCACAGCTAATATTTTTTTGTAAAATTTTTTTTGAAAAGTACGTCTATATCACTCACGGACTATCTCCCCCTTCCGTAATTCACGACCCACGACCCCCGATCCGGATTTATGGAACCTTGTCTCCGTTTTCGCCTCTGGAACCTTGTGGCGTTTTCAATACCTCGCTCCTTCGTCGCTCGGCGTCGGTTGTTTTTGTGTCTCTAACTTATAGGAGTAAGACATGAACAACTCAACCCAATCAATGTTAGACGTTGAATATTTACTAACTATCCAATCTGTAGACTCTGAAGCTGAGCGCTTTCAGTTACAGGCGGTTCGCACGTACCTAAAAGATTGGTACGACGCAGAACATAGTGGATGGGATTGCCCGCCGATGCCAGATCAACTTGATAAGGTTTTAATACATATCACAGCTTTACTACGTAGCACAGGGGGTGTGGCATGAACACATCAGAACTATTCGAACGACACTTCAACCCTGAACGATTCAAGGGTAGCGAACCGCGAACCACTCGCGTTGCTCGCGCTCCACGACGCACGAACAACGAGCAACAGCTCAAGAAGATCTACCAACGCTACGTTCGTATGGGGTTCACGCCCCAAGAAGCGCGGTTCAAGGCCTTTCACTATCATTCTATGAAACTCTAACTGGAGAATCTTATGAAACACTTGCGAAACATTGCCCGTGATCCACGATCCACGCCTCGCGCTCCACCTAAACAAGTGTGTGACGGCTTTGCAAAATGTGTGACGGGATTATTCTCAATTCGATCACACAGCATTGTGTTATATATCAATGACTTAGGTAAATGTGTGACGTGTGTGACGTGTGTGACGGCTTTTTCAAGTTCGTTTTAAGAAATTTACATATTGCCTTTTTTTAAGTTTCAAATTGAACTTTGATCAAATAATCCCGTCACACACGTCACACATCTCTACAACCTGCATGGTTGCTGACTTTTTACTGTTTCAATCCCGTCACACATTCCGTCACACACCCGTCACACACCCCCTGTTAAGCGCACACATTTAACAGTTCCTGTATATATACACAGTAATCTTAACCATAAACCACGAACAACAAACCATAAATCATAACCAACGGAGAAACATCATGGCTATATTCTTTGCACTAACTACTGGACTACTCGCTGGCATACTCGGTATGTCTGCTCTCTTTCACCATCTAATCAACACCAACCAAGATTTTCGCGACGCGATTATCAAGGAGGCTACGGTATGAAATACGTATATGCATTCACCCCCTGCTTAAACAATCGCAAAGGCGACTGGCAAACCCAACAAGCACCCGACGGTGGACTGTTTAGCTATTATGGCAACCACAATCTGTTCATGCCATTCCACCCTATGTGGACTGATGGCAATCATTACGACACCCACTGCCTCACTGCGAATGAGTTGTCCGAATACAAACGTTTCAATAAGCTAGCGGGCTTTCCTAAACCAATAGTTGGTGAATCATTCGACGCATACCAAATGGACTTTTGGTCAGCGGGAACTCAGTACCGTAACTCGGAGGAATTATCATGAACACTATCATCGACA